TGTAACTTTCAGGTTGTTATCAGCGATGTCTTGAGCTTGTGCGGGGGTTATAGTTGTTGTATTACCAGCCATCGCGGTAGTAGAACTCGTCCCGATTGTCAAACTGGATGTTCCAGCTCCTATTACGCTTCTAACCTCTGCTTGAGTGACATTAGTAGCTAATGTGGGTGTACCTCCACCAGAGAATATTGCTGGTTCAGCAAATGACGTATATCCCTCTCCGTTAGTAATGTTACTATTGTTGATGTCAAAAGTGACATTACTTAAACCTTCTCTTACTAACGTAACAGTCCCACCACTAACACTACCAGCTTTAACATAGTTATTAGAGCCTGAATCATCTGACCAAGAAGCGGTTAAAGTGCCACCATCTTGTTGTGTTAATGTTATAGTTTTTGTTGCGGTTCCAGCTACGCCTAAATTTGTTACGCTATTATTGTAAGCGGTATCCCAAGAACCTATTTTTGTATCTGTAATAGTGTTGCTTCCGCCGACAGTCATTATTCCGTCGTCTCTGACCGAGAGAAGCGCAGTATTAGCGCTATTTTTTACTTTTAAAGCAAAAGCACTAGATCCTGAGCTTGATGACTTTAGATCTAATCTAGCCGTTGGTGCGTCAGATGTTCCAATACTAATACTATTGGTTGTTGTTTTCCCAAGATCTGTTACTTCTTGTAGTGTATCTGCCGAACCTACTTGAGCATCTACATAACCTTTTGATGCAGCATCTGTATTTGCTGAAGGCGTTTGGGGTATTGTTACTTGATTTGTAAATTTTCCACCCCCTTCAACATCTAACGCGACTGTCGGAGAGGTAGATTTTCCTATACTAATATTTTCAGTTGTTGTGTTTCCATTCTCCGTTACTTCTTGTAACGTGTCTACAGAGCCAACTTGAGCATCCACGTAACCTTTTGATGCTGCATCTGTTGGTGCTGAAGGAGTTAGGGGTATTTTTACTTGCCCTGCAAAATCACCAGCTCCTGCGACATTGAGGTTTCCACCGTTAGCGCTATCTCCTTCTAAACCTCCTTCGATAGTAAAGTCTCCAACTAGTGATTGGTCTCCTTGGTTGTAGAGATTTAAATCTGGCCCTTCTATTATAGGTTCTATGGTGAATGGCCCGAGATCAAATACTTCTTTTTCAAATCCTATAGTGCTTTCTACCGCTAATTTGAAGAACAGCTCTGTCCCATCTTGTATTCCATTGCTAGGGTCAAGTCTAATTGTTTGACCTTCTTGTGAGAAGTCTAAAGGGAAACTGCCTAAAAAATTACCAATATCGGAATCAAAGTTTTTAGTATCACTAGCCCAAATGTCTAGGTTAGAATACTGGGTAAATGTGGGGTCTTCGTTAAAAGCTAAACTTAAATCAATAAACCCTGTAGAACCAGAGGTATTAACAGGTTGATTATTAAAATATTTTATAGCATCTGCTCTATCAGTAGCCGAAGTTATACTCCCAGTATTTGGGGGTGAATGATTAGAAAAGTTTTCATTTAAGACTGTTTCACCAGAAGCTTGAACTAAAACATTATCGAAGGTAGTAGTATTCCCATATAAATAAAATTCTCCAGTAGATGTCAATCCATTTTTATTTACAATTTCGTTTCTTACACCGAAGTTCCTAGTATAAGAACCAAAGACATCGATGTTTTGAGATCTAGAAAAAGTGAAGGTAGAGTCTCCATTGTCCCTGTAATTTGGGAATACAACATTAGAGTTTATATCTAATATGCTAATTACTTGTTTATCTACAAACGGGTCTGCTGCTATTTGAGCTGCAGAAGTAAGTAATTCGCCATTTCTATTTAAGATATTAAATTGTAACGATACACTGTCTCCATTCTTATAAACTCCACTACCTGTAGTAGTTTTTGTTAAATCATCTAGATCAGGAGTGAATGAAGTTTCGAATTCATAAATATTACGAGTGGTAAAATTACCTTCGTAATAACCAGAAGTATTTATTTCTGTATAATTTGTTCCTATCCCTATTTTATGAAGATAAGTGGGATAAGATGATGAAGAATAAGCGGCATATAACGCTCCACTATAATTAGTGTCTTTTTCAAATATGTATGGGTTTGTGGTCCCATATTGGAAAAAACCAGTAGCTTCACCTCTAGCATCATCATTAGGGGTCGATCCTCCTATTATTGAAGCTAAACCTGTATAAAACAAAGCTCCAACTGCAGGATTACCAGATATAGCTAAAGGAGAGACTCCTGATTGAATTCCGTGTATTATTGTAGTTTCTCTCCACCCAGAAGTTGTGGCGTAAGAATTTAAATATCCTCCTGCTCCAGTAGCTCCAGTAGCCAGAGAATAAGCTTTTTGACCATAAGCGTAAGCGCCATCATCTTTAGTGACCTTTAGAACTGAATAACCTGTATAATTCATTACAAAATGGTGATTTTATTTAGAAATGATTTTGAGTAAGTTAATGTTTCTTCATAAAGGACAAATATCCCCGTATCAATATACGCAGAATCATAATAAGCGTTTGTTTCTCCGTCTCGTCCCATATTCCCGATAGCATTTACACTAATATTAAACACTCCGACTTGATCTAATCCAGAAAGACTAATATTTGTGGCATTAGTGCTTTGTTGTATGACTTGTCCATTAGGTAATGTTAGCCTTACTCCATAACCACTTGCATTCGATACAGTTGTCCAATTGCCTGTTATATTAAAGGTTTGATCTGTCGCATTTGGTATCCCAGTTACCACCTGTCCTACAAATTCTGGAGCGTCTAAAGTTTTATAAGTTATTCCATTTATTGTTTGCGCTACTTGATAGCTAAAAGTATTAGCTTTATATTCGATACTGACATTATTATCGATTAAATTAAATTTACCTGTATCATACTTTGTTGCGGAGACTAGATATTCATTTGGGTTCTCTTCTTTCATCGATATAACTTTATAAATAAAAGGAGAGGCTTCTTTAATTTGAAATTGAGCATCACTTCCTAATTTAATAAACGGTAATACTTCGGGCCTATCAAACCCAGAAAGCAGTGTCCCATATTCTTGGTTAGTTACTGCTTGAGCGCCTCCAGTTAGAAGCAGAGTTGTTATCTGTTCAGGTGAGGTATTAGAGACTTCGCTATTTGTTACACCTCTAGTATAATTTCTTAATGAGGTAGGATCAAAACCTGAGAAAACTGTAGAGCTACCTCTCTTATCTGAAGCGTTCATATTTAAAACTGATATCCTACCAGTGTTAAATTCAGTCAATGTTTGCGCCCCTGTTTGTTTAGAAATAAAATTGCCAGAATATAAAGACTTAGCATCTCCAGACCCTAAAACCCATCCTGTCACACCCGTCTCAAAATATAAGTATGTTCCAGATAGTCCTGTGTAAGAAGCGTATTCAGAATATCTATCTTCGCTCAAAACAAAACCAGTTGCTTGATCATAACCTTCTGTATATCCTGAGAAACTATATTCCCCAGTAAATGGGAAAAACCCTGAGCCTAAAGCGCCGACCCCAGTAATAGTGAAGCCATCATACCTTTGTCTATTTTGATTTGCGATTAAATTTAAATCTTGGATACTTTCAGAACCAGTAGGATTGTATACAGTTAGTATGCCATCCATTGTTGTGGGTACAAAAGTGTTACTCAATCTTATAGTTTCGTTTTCTACACTGACATCTAAAACTTTTCCAAAGTTGCTTTTATTGGTTTTTAGTTCATCTTGAATTATCACTAAATCTCCAGGTTTACAAAGTAGCGTCTCTAAACCAGCGGTGAAAGCTACAGTCTGATCCTCTTTGATTTTAGAAAAGATATTATGTTGAGCTGCTCTTCTCGCCATAGCTCTTGAAGTTATCCCTATACCTTCTATACGTTTTTTTAATATACCTCTCTCCTTTATGTCCTCCTCATCTTCTACGACTTCTAGTTTAGGAGAAAAATTATCGAATCTATCTTTATAAGAAATTTCTATCGTGTTGGCTTGTTGATCCCTACTATTGTTTGAGTAAAAGAATAGACCATCTTTTACTGACTCATTAGTAAAAAAATTTATAGGTTCTCTCGGTCTATCATCTACAAAATTAATTTCTGAATTAGTGAAAAACGTTCTTCCTCTGAAAAGAGAAGCTATTGTATTGATAGCATCAAAAACTTGTTGACCTTGGTCGAAAACAACGTTGCATGAAAATCTAGGTTCTTTGCCTCCTCTTCCATCTGTAACTCCCACAAAATTCCCTTTATCATCCACTGCGTCACAAAATCTTCCAATTTTATAAAGTTGCCATTTATTAATTGTTTGGAGATCTATATGAGAACCCATTCCATATCTGACGTTAGTTAGTAGATCATATAAAATCCATGCAGGATTATCTGTCCATTGGAGTTCATCGTGGAAAGTGCCGTCCCAATCTCCCTTATAAATTAATTTGTTTTTTGGATTAGCTTTATCAAATTGTTTTTGATTATCGTAATATCTATTATCTATACCATTATTAGTGGGAAAATAGTTACTGGGTATTTTGACTTTTTTTAATTTACAATCGAAAGATCTTGAAGGTATGGCGTTAAAACTTCTAGAATCTAATTTTGTCGCGATAATTGCTGAAAATGGATAAGTTAAATTAGAATTAATTATTTCAGTGACTTTGTTTACAGAGACTATCTTAGATAAAAGAGCAGAATTGCTTTCAAAAGAAAGTTTCGTGATTTTCACATATCTTTGAGATGTAGCATCTTCACTCAGGGTTGCCGCTTCTATACCTCTTTCTCCATCTGCAGTTAAAGCTTCTCTATTTGTCGATACAGCATTAGGTAGTAAAAATGATCTACGATTAACTGGAGAATCAGTATTACTTGGGTCTACTAAAAATGAAGTGTCGGATAATGATTCAGGATTGCCTATATCTATTAAAGTATTACTTTCAATTTGGGCTACTAATCTAAAATTATATTTTTTAAATGGAATTTGGCCGTCTGAGTTATTATTCTTATCACCTACGGTCCCTGTTTCTACTTCGATATTTAAAACAGAGGGGAATTTAGTGCCTATACTTAAGTTTTCATCTTTTAATCCTTTTCCAACTCTAGCTTCTTTGACTTCTTTTATCAAAGTATCGCTAAGGGAAGAAACATCTAGAGTTATGAAGACATGAGATACATTTGGGTTATACACTGTATGAACTACAGATACAGGTTTTTCATCAAAATTAGCAAAGGAGTTCTGGCCCCATGATGAATAATTTCTCTGAGTTCCTTCAGCATCTTTCCTTACATCATCACTTCCCTCTGATATTGGTAATCCATTTTGTAATTTGGTATTATAATTATTAGATATTGAACCTAATACGTTTTCTTTTAATAGCATATTCCTATCGGGAGATATGCGTTGAGGTGCATTTACTTGAGTCTCTTTAGTATTAGGGTTTCCAGCTGCTTCCCTAGTGGAGAAAGGTCCAAATAATTCTCTATTATAAAAATGGTCTATATTTATGTTTTTGAAATTAGAAAATAAATCTTGTTTCTCTTCCCCTTTTCTTATTTCTGCTAATACGTTGCTGTAATTAAATTTTAAACCATTAGCTACTATATCATTAGAAAAAGAACTGGTGTTGGACAATGTAGCATCTCCTATAACTTTAGAATATTTGAAAGACTCTATATCTTTTAGGTATGAAAGAACATAAGAATCTATTTTATAAGTATAACCATTTCCATATTTAACTTTTCTTTCTCCTACATAAGAGAATAAATCAGTAGTTTCTCTCTCTGTAGGTGGGAGTTCAATCAAGATAAAACCCCTCATCTTTCCTGTTAAAATTCCATCTTCTGATACTATTGGACAAGTTAAATCAGTATATCGTACCCCAGCGCTTTGTAGTAAAGCTATTAGATCGAAACCATGAGTAGAACCATAAGGCAATGTATTGAAATTTAAAATAGAATCGCCTTCTTTGACTTCAGCTCCTTTTAGATTATCGTTATCTTCTTCGATCTTACATACTAAAAAGGCTCCACGATATGGACCACTCAGGTATTTAGAAAGAAGTTTATCGGTATCAGGTATTCCGTTGGAAATGTTTATGCCTAGCCTTTCTAAGCATCTAGCCGCAAAAACCCTTTGGGTTTTATTGCCACTTTTCCCAGAATTGTTTCTGACTAATACTCTTATTGCATTTAATTCTGAAAAGACTAATTGGCTTACGACATTTTGATTCTCATGAAAAAACGGAGCTTCCCCAAAAAGAGGATAAGTAGTTGTTTTATTTTGGTCTACAGCTACTTGGAAAAATGTATTTTTTTCCATTCTAGACCCATCCCGAAATGAAGTACGAGGGATAGTAGGATTAAACGCAAATAAAAACTTAGATTGTTCTAAAGATGTCGATTCAGTCCAAATTAAACTTGAGTCTTCGACAGTTCCTTTGGCTTGGGTATCATCCCGATAGGCTGCATTTGAAGTAGAGAAACCAGTTTTTAATTTTTTATTTAAATGCCAAGGAAATACGTCACTCCCAAAAGCTATATATGCTCTTATGTATAGGCCGACATTGGATTGCTTAGATGGTAATAAAGGGGGTTCTATTTTAAAACCTGATTGACGTTCAGTGTTTTTAATTATAACGTCGGATGTCTTATCTCTAACAAACATCATCCCCACATCTGGCCATGATTCAGCTTCGGAAACATCTGTTCCTCCAGCTGTAGAAGAGGGTAGAGAGGTTATTTTACCTCCGCCACTTTTATTAAGAACTTCGTCTAAAGCGCTAAAAAACTTTTTACAAGAAGTCACGCTGTTACTAGTCAACTCCAAATTTAAAGATTCTATTGTTTCTCTTTGAAATTCACTTATAGTAATTTGTCTTATGTTAGCAGTATTTGTGACTGCTACAGCAGTATCATCCAGATAAACACCTTGTAGTATATTCAGACCATCGACCAATTGCCCATGACTGTTTACTATTCCAGCAATTGGGCCATCACTAACCAAATCCAAAGTCTCAGCATAACTATGAGATGCTCCATATTGAAGTTCTCCCATAACGGGTGGTTTGTAAACAGGAGGTTTAGCTTTTTTGCTTTTTCCTCCTCCTGCTATGCCTATTTTTTTTAAAATATGATTCATGATACTCTATTCCCTATGAATTCAGAATCACTTTCTCCATATATAACAAAACCATCTGAAGTCACAGTTCTAGTTTTGCTAGGTCTTTCCATTACTGTTTGAGGGTCTTGGTTTTGAGGGAAAGATTTTATAGTTGCTTGAATTACTTGCGATCCTACTTTTAAGCGCCCATAACCTAAAGGAACAGCAGAGCCTTGACTAGCGACATTAACAGTATTAGAGAATATCAATGAACTTTTTGAAGCGTCAGCTTCAATTTCTAAAGCTTCGTTTTCAGGTTTTGGGGAAAGGGCGTAGCTAATAGCTGCAAAAATTAATGCTTTTACTATAGTAGCTGCTAATCCTCCACCAGCGAGGAATGTGAAAAAACCTGCAAAGATACCGCCTCCTGATATAGCGGGGACTAAATCTATAGTCTCTGGGTTTTTCATATGATTCATGTCTGGACCATGAGTGATTCTTTTTTTATTAATTATTAGATCATAACAAAAACCCTCTTTCTGTAATTCTATTAATCTTTTGATAAAACCACTCCTATTACAATCAATAGCTTCTAAGATATCTTTTGGGTTAGATATGTTGAATTTGAATGATTTCCCATATTCCTGAGCTAGAATTCCGTGTATATTTACTATTGTCATTTTGCAGCCTTTACCCTTTCTAGTATATTTACATCTGATTCTATAGTTTTAGGCGTATAAATATTTATTTTTTTAGTGTTTAAGCTATATATAAGGAATGCTTGGCAGCAATTATCGGCCATTTTTATGTCAAATTCGGATTCTGTCTCGTCACCTGTGATGTGGCTATGAAAAACAGCGACCATATCATACTCTTCTTTAAAGAGTAGATAGCTCAAAGGGTTAATTAAAAAGTAAGATTTAGGATCTTTAGCTATATTGTTCTCTAATTGGACGACAAATTCATCTTGATTATTGTCATACCCTAAGAATCCACACACTTCTTGGGTAAAATACCTATTTGATATTTCTTTTATCTTATGGAGAGCGGATATTTCTCCTTTACATTTGTGAATTTCTGCCATAACTAAATCCGTCAGTTCCTGGGAAACCTCCGAAGTTTGGGTTTTTTGTTGTAGGGTTCTTATAAAGAGCTAATGGCGCTTGTTGGTAACTTTGAGATATTCCTTTAAAATCTCCACTACCTGTTAAATGGATGCCTCCTGTATGAATATCTAGCATTGAATTAGTGGTAGTGGTGGGAATATGTCCTGTAGTACCATCCCACCATGCTACTAAACTATGAGATCCATAAGACAAAGTCCCATCTCCGCTACCAGTTAGTGTTCCGAATCTACCAGTACATTCGTAATAATTTCTAGGAGCGAAATCTATAGAGTTTGTTACGTTGAATGGAGGACTAATAGTTTTTCGTAAATAATCTTTCTCTTCGTCATTTATAGCCCTGTTCCAAACTGCCCAAGGACCGAGAGCGCCATTCATTGAAGTGGTGTAAGCGTTTGATTGTGTGGGATCATAACCTAAAGTTCCTCCGTAATATTCAACCGCGCCAAGCATAAAAGTCTGTGGTAACGCTTTGCCTTTAGTTGTACCTGCTCCTTGATATGGAGGCCAAGTCGTATTTTTTCTTTGAGATAGGCTTGCGAAATTTCCTAAGTTTTCAGATAAATTTTTGGAATCTTCATCATTGGATACATGATGTCCATTTACATAAAACTTTATAACAGTGTTTTCTTCCTCTCCTTCTCCATTTATAAAATCTGCGCTTCCAGTGCTATTAGTAATTATATATTGAAACCACTCTCTAGAATCCATGTTATTTCTCTGCTCCCCATTGAGAAAGATGCTTCGGAATGCGTTTTTCTCTGCAGATGCATCACTAGGATTTATTAAATAACCCATGTAATTAGCTGAGACATTATCAGTTCTTTGTTGTCTATTTTTGGTTATTGAAGTATCATCATCAACTCTAGTGTTGGAGTTTATATTTAGAAATTGATTATTTGGCCAATTTAAATCGTCTCTAGGGGAAGTGCTTAAAACTCCAGCCCCTATGGGGCTGTTGGAGTTTATATTGACCCAACCCATGATAGTAAACTCACCAGTCAGTTGTCCTGTCAACTCAGGCACGGTAGTGTGGAATAAACCTGTATGCATAGGGTCAGGATGCGTTCCTGTATTAGATTGCCCTGAGATTTGAATACAGTTGAAACCGCTGGTAACATTTTGGCCTTGTCGGAAAGCTACAGAAGTTACATCTGTAAAATGTTTTTGACATGCCGAGAGTCTTTTGGAGCATCCGTCTTTTCTCCAATAACTAGGGTTTCCTTCTGGTAATTCACCACTATGACCGCCTGAAACACAAACAAAAACTGTTTTTAGGGGTGTTCCTATACCATTTGCATTTTGACTTGGTAGAAAAAGGGTTGGACTTTCTGTTACAACAATATCTCCTCTGTTATATTTTTTAGAGGGATTCCATATAGCAGACTGATCATTAAAAAACCAAACGGGAGAATCAGCAGGGGCGTTATATTTAGGAACTACAGCTACTCCATCAATATCTTCAAAAGGGTTTCCGTCGCTATCTTCTATGGGTAAACCTGCATATCTACATCCCTCTCCCCTATATTGCCAATAACAAAATTTAGAAATAATATTTCTAGAATTAACACTAAAGTTATCTATATCTAGAGGAGAAGTTAGTTCAAACTCTACAAATAATTTTGATTCTTGGGTTTTCCTACCCATCAACCAAGTTTCGTTAGTTAACTCAGCGTTAGGGTCAGCTTCTCCGAAAGGGTTGCCTCCTTCAAAGTTTACATCGTCTATAAATTTTACAGAAACACGTTTTCTAACGAACTTGGCGTTCTTAAAGTCTTTATATATCTGTAGAAATTGTGTGATGATATTGTTCTGATTAGCTACGCGAATCTTGGGTCTAGCTAATTTACCATCTCCTAAAATATCAAACCCTTCACTTTCCATAGATAAAGGTAGGTATTTATAATCCTGCCAGACTATGGATTGAGAATAAATAGCTCC